ATTGACCGTCTTATGAAGCACGGTTTTAAGACTGCAAACTTGTCTAATTTTGGCTTGCAGGGTTCGATTGAGGAAATCAAAACGCCTTACGGCAAGGTGGCACATTATCCTGTGGGCTATCGTGCATATAGCGATGATGCTATTCCGGTTTGGCACAACCACTTCTCTAGCCAATTCCCTAACGTAAAAGACGCGGTGCTAACTCTTTACGATCAGTGGGTTTATAACGAGATGCCGTTTGAGGGGAATGTTATTGCCTGGACTCCGCTCGACCATGTGACTCTGCCACCTGCTGTACTCAAGTTTGTTTCTAAAGAGAATGTTACGCCTGTCACTATGTCTCCTCATGGGCAACGCCAGCTCGAGAAGGCAGGCATTGAGTCAACCTATATTCCGCATGGCATTGATACTAAAGTTATGAAACCTACTCAGACAGTGTTTGATGGTATCCCTACTCGTGATTATTTGGGTGTGCCTAATGATGCGTTTCTAGTGTCTATCGTGCAAGCTAATAAGGCTAACGGTTTGGTGCATCGGAAGGCTCTTGCTGAGCAGTTGATGGCGTTTGCTATTTTTAAGCGTGAATATCCTAACTCTTACCTATATATTCACAGTGAGCCTTCTAACGCTTTTGGCGGTTTCAACATTCCACAACTGTTGCGTGCTGTTGGGTTAGATAATGAGTCTGTCATTATTTTGGATCAGAACATTAACCGTGTAGGTTATCCGGCTGAATATCTTGCAGCTATCTATACTGCTTCTGATGTGATGTTGCAGGTTACTTATGGTGAAGGTTTTGGTGTTCCTGTGGTTGAGGCTCAGGCGTGTGGTACTCGTGTGATTACTTCTAACTGGGCGGCTACTCAAGATTTGGCCGGGCCTGACAGTTTCCTAGTTGATGGGCAGCCGTTCTGGGATGAACCTCAGGCAGCGTTTTACCACATACCTAATATCGGTTCGATTGTGAATGCGTTGAAACTTGCTTACGATGCTCCCCGTGGAGTTTCTAAGGCGAGTATTGATTTTGCTAAAGAGTTTGATGTTGACCGCGTTTTTAACTGGTACTGGATGCCTTTTCTGCGGAAGTATTACGCATGAGGTTTGAACAATTAGAAGGTAAATGGTCGGGGCAGACTGTCTACGTTTTAGGTTCAGGGCCGTCTCTAAACTTTCTTGACCCGTCATTTTTTGATGGTAAGAAGTGTGTGGCTGTTAATTTTGTGGCTCGTGAGTTTGCGTTATCAGATGCGATAACTTTTACTCATTACAATAATGATGCGATGGAGATGGCGTTGCAATTTCCTTCCCAGAAGGTTGTTGTGCGTGAATGGCATATTGGGCATCAGGTTACGGCTGAGATGCCTAATCTTATTGTTGCGCCGTCAAATAATTTGCAAGCTCCTGGTGCAAGTTTTGACCCGTTTCAGCATGACGGTTTAGGGTTGCTGTTTGGTTCTAGCAGTATTCATGGGGCTATGCACTTGGCGGCGTATTTGGGTGCTAAGGATATTGTTTTGGTTGGTGCGGACTGTGGCTCTATTGACGGTTCACATCGCGTTACAGGCTATCCTCAAGGCGATACGCCGTGGGCTTTATATGATCGGCACTTGCAAGATGTGAAGTCTTGGCTGAAAGTAAACTATAACTGTAATGTTTATTCTCTGAACCCGTTTGTGAACTTCAATCTTGAAGGTCATATTTTTGAAGGCGTGAAATGATACCTAACCTAATCGTGCCAACACTGACACGTTATGACCTGTTGCAGCGTATGTTGTCGAGTATTGATTATCCTATTGGGCATGTTCTCATTATTGATAACGGGAACATGATTGATCAGTTGAAGTTACCGGCTGAGATTAAAGAGCTGACTGTGTTGACGATGCCTGCTAATTTGGGTGTGGCTGGGTCATGGAATTTGGGTATCAAGTCTTTCCCGTTTGATTCGTCGTGGCTTATTGTTTCTGATGATGTTGTGTTTCCTGCTGGCGCGTTAGAAAAGTATGCCGGTTTGGTGGATTCTAGGGCGATACAGTTTTTTGATGTGTCTCCTAAGTGGGCTTGTTTCTCTGTGGGTGAGACTGTAGTTGAGAAGGCTGGGTTGGCGTGTGAACTTTTCCATCCTGCATATTTTGAGGATAATGATTGGGAACGTCGCATAGATCAGGCTGGAGTTTTGAAAGAGATTCTGCCTATTCAGGTAAAGCACGATAACAGTTCAACTTTGAAGTCTGGGTTTGAAGATAAGAACACTGCAACGTTCAAAGCTAACCAGACTGTGTTTGTCCAGCGTGAGGCTACTAATGACATGAGCGATGGCGGCTGGTCGTTGGGTATTCGTCGCGCTAACTCGTGGGATTAGTGCGGTAAACTAGAACTAGGTTTTAGGATTGGATTATTTTGGCTGTCACTAACGGTTACTGCACTCTTGCAGATGTAAAGTCGGCGTTGCGTATCACTGACGCTGTAGATGATTCACTCATTGAGCTTTCTATTGAGGCTGCCTCGCGTGAAATTGACGGCTACTGCCAACGTGCGTTCTACCCCACTACTGGCACTCGAGTCTTTGAATCAACTAACGCTTTCGTTACTGAGACTGACGATATTGTTTCTATCACTACACTCAAGACTTCTGACGATGGCGCAACGTATGACAATACTTGGGCTGTGACTGATTTTCAGCTTGAGCCGTTGAATGGTGTTAGTGCCGGTTTAGCTCAGCCTTACACTCGTGTAAGAGCTATCGGTGATTATCTGTTTCCTCAATGGTCTGTTACTGGCACTTACAGTAACTTTGCTGGCGTGCAGATTACGGGTGTTTTTGGTTGGGCTTCTACTCCTACAGCGGTGAAGCAGGCGGCGGTGCTGTTAGCTATGCGTCAGTTCAAGCGTTACGATTCTCCGTTGGGTGTTGCAGGTTTTGGTGACATTGGGGTTATGCGTGTTGGCCGTGTTGACCCTGATGTTGAAGCGTTGCTGATGCCGTTTAAGAAGATTGTTGGCGCATGAGTATTGCTGATATTCGTGCAGGTTTGGGTTCGAACCTGGCAACGATTCGCGGCCTAAGAGTTGCGGAAACTATCCCCGATAATCCTTCCCCACCTATCGCTGTAATCAGCCTGTCGAACGTTACTTATGATGGTGCGTTTCACGGCGGTCTAGTTCAATACAACTTTATTGTGTCTGTCATTGTGGGGCGTGCTAGTGAGCGTGAAGCGCAACGCCGACTCGATACACTCATTTCGACCGGTGCAGGATCGTTGAAGGTTGCAGCAGAGTCTGACAAAACTTTGAGCGGTAGCGCGTATGATGTCCGCGTTAGTGAATTATCTAACATAGGTGCGGTATCATTGAATGATGCCACTTATTTAGCGGCTGACTTTTCAATTCAAGTTTACGCAAACTAAGGAAAACATAATGGCAAAGTTTGTTGCTACAGACTACAAGATTTCGATTAACGGTACTGACTTCAGTGACCACCTTGCAGCTTGCACGATGGATATTACTTCTGAGGAGCAGGACACTACCTCGTTTGGTCGCACCTTCCGTACCCGTATTGGCGGTTTGAAGGATGGTTCGGTTTCTCTGGACTTCCACCAGGATTTCGGTTCTTCTTCTGTTGACGCTGTACTGTTCCCTCTGCTGGGTTCTCTCGCAACTGTAGTAGTTGTGCCTACTAGCGGATCAGTCTCGGCAACGAACCCTTCTTACACTGGCGTTTTCCTCGTGTCTCAGTACAGCCCTTTCGCTTCTAACGTGGGTGACCTTGCTACTCTGAGCGTTTCTTGGAACGCTGCTGGCACTGCTGGCATTACTCGCGGTACTGTATAACCATGAGTGCAATTAACCTACACATTGATTTCGTTGATGGCTCTACTGCTGATGTTTCGGCGGTGGCCATTGACCAAATCAAGTTCGAGTCTCACTTTGATATGTCTTTGGCGAAGCTTGCTTCTGAGGCTAAACTGACTCACATTTTCTGGCTTGCATGGCAGGTGCAGCATCGTACTGGTAAGACTGCTTTAGAGTTTGAGGATTGGGCGGCGTCTGTTGATGCTGTCGGGTTTATTGATTCCCCAAAATAGTGGGGCTGGGCGATACTTCTAAGCATTGGGAGATTGCACAGCTTGCGGTTGAGACTGGTATTAGTCCGCTAGATTTACTTCAGCTTGATGAGCGTATGTTGTGGACTTTGCAACGTTATTTGGTTGCTAAGGCGAATGCGTCTCAGAAACGGTAGACTGTAGCTAAGGAGTTTAGTTATGGTTGTTAAGGCTACGGTGGATGGTTCTGCTGTTCGTCGCGCTATTGCAGAGTTGAAAGAGATTGACCCTAAACTTGTTACTGCTTTGCGTCGTGATATTAAGACTGAACTGAGTGGTGTGGCGTCTGGCATTGAGGCGGCGTTTCCTGCTGAGGGTGAGCTTTCTGGCATGAATGGTATGGGCCGTACCGGATATAAGAAGCCTACGGCGTCTGTAGCGTTCCTGCCTGGTTATGCGCGTAGGGGCAAGGCTTCTACCCTTATCGGTATTAAGGTGAAGATTTCTAAGGATCAGGTTGGTGCTTGGATTTCTGAAATGGCTGGTATGCGTGGTGTTGTGCGTATTGGTGGGCAGTCGCGTTCTTATCGTGGGCCGTTAGGTGAGAATAAGAGTCACCGCTTGAATGGGCAGGGTGCGTATATGATTGACCGGCTGAACCGTCGTTCCCCTATGGCTGGCCGTGGTGGCCGTTATGGCTGGAAGTATTTTAACGGTCAAAAGGATGATGTGCGTGAGCGCGGTATTCGTATTCTTGAACGTGCAGTTACAGCTTTGAACTTGGAGAAGTGATGAAAGATATTATTTTCCCGATAACCTACAAGACTGATCAGCGTGGGTTGAAGGATGCTGAGGATGGTTTAACTAAGCTCGGCAATTTTGCTGGTAAGGCTGGGATTGCTATTGCGGCTGGTTTGGCTGTTGCTGCCGGTGCTGCTATTGCTTTTGGTGTTGAGTCTTTGAAGGCTGCTGCTGAGGCTGAGGCTATTACTCGAGGGCTTGAGAATGCGGCTAAGAATGCTGGCGTGTTTGGTGACTCGTCTCTGTCTATTGGTAAGGCTACTGAGGCGTTAGATAAGCATTCTAAGAAGCTTGGTGAGCTGACTGGTATTGATGATGAGCTTATCAATCAGCTTAAGACTGGCTGGTTGGCTGTGCCTGACCTTGCCGCTAAGGGTACTGACGGCATTAATAAGCTTGCTGTGGCTGCTGCTGATATTGCTAAGGGTACTGGTAAAGACATTTCGGCTGTTGCGATGGCGTTTACTAAGATTGCTGGCGATAGTGAGACTGCGCTTTCTAAACTGAACCGGCTGGGTATTGTTATCTCGGATCAGCAGAAAGCTACTTATGAGGATATTCTTGCCACTAATGGTGAGATTGCTGCACAAGATTATTTGCTCACTACTTTGGGTGATAAGTATGCTGGTGCTGCCGCTGCTGCGGCTAATCCTTTTGAACGGCTCGATGTTATCTTTGGCAACTTGAAGGAAACTATCGGCGTAGCGTTGTTGCCTGCGTTTGAGAACATTATTCCGATTATTCAGGACTTTATTGAACAGTTTGTTGCTGACCCAGAGTTTCAAGCGTTCCTGTCTGGAATGTCTGACACTTTGGCGAATATGTTGCCTCGTCTTGAACCAGTACTGGATCAGTTTGGGGTGCTACTTCTTGAGCTTCTGCCTGGTTTGAATCCGTTGCTGGAAACTTTTGCAGGCTTAGTAGGTATCACTTCTAACTCGCTTACTCTGCTGCATGATGAGAATGTGAATCTGTTTAAAGATTTAGAAAATGTTGCATACATTATTGGTGCAGTGAATGACTTGTTCACTTGGTTTAATGAGGCTATTGATAGTACTGAAATAAACTTGGGTGGTTTCGGCCCTGTTGTGAAAGCTATTTTTGATGCTATTGGTGCGACTATAAACCCTATCGGTTCAGTTCTTGACAGGATTGTTCAGGCTATCAAGTTCATTAATGGCACTCCTGTTAAGGCTGGTATTGCTACGAACTTTTCTACAGGCACTCAGTATTCGAAGATGACGCCGTTTGCTACTGGCGGCATCGTGACTGGCCCAACTAATGCACTGATTGGTGAGGCTGGCCCTGAAGCTGTTATTCCGTTAGATAAGATGAGCCAGGTGATGAACTTTAGGGGTGGCGGTTCTACAGTGAATATTTCGGTGAATGCTGGTATGGGTGCTGACGGTGCAGCGATTGGTGAACAAATCGTTACCGCTATTCGTAAGTATGAACGTACTTCTGGTCGAGTGTTTGCGGCTGCATAATGGCTACCACTGTTCAATAAAGT